GCCGCGTACAAGATTCGTTGCCATGTTCGTCTCCGTTCTGTTGTTGTTTGCTTGGGTCGAGGAGCCTTTCCCTATTGCCGATCGGGATCAGGATCACGCACCAGCCGAGCGCCACCATCCGCGGTGGTCGAGAACCGCCACGCCACAGTCGAGATAGACGCCCATCTCGACACCGAGCATGTTGGTGCCCTCGACGCGAACCGCTGTCGGGGTCTCGGAGCCGTTCAAGAACGACAGGACGAATCCGGGAATCTGCGCCGGATCCGCAGCCAGATACCAGTTGGTCGTTCCGGCGGTCCCGGCATCGAGCCGAGGCTCCACGATGACGGTGAGCTGGGAAACCCAGGAGGGCGTTACACTCGCTGCGATAGCCGGAGTGATCTGCGTTACCATCTGGAGTGCAAGTGTCTCGAGTGCCGCAGGAACCACGAGGTAGCGCGGAACGATGTTGAGGATCGGCGCCGTCTCTCCCGTCGCGGCAAGCCCACGCTGGAGCCGCATATACATCTTCGCGGTCCCCAGGTTCGCGATCGAGATCGCAAAGGCGCCGGTGTTGTAGTTGAGGCCCGACGTGTGGGTCGTCGCGAAAAGATGCAGACTGTCCTCGCTCATGACGGGGCCGGTGCCAGTCGCCGAGATGAGGAGATCCCAGAAAAGCTTCTGGGGCACCCGAGCCGCTGCCTGTCCCATGAGACGGGGAATCTCGGTCAGGGCGCCGAGGTCGTCGTTGATGATCGCCTGGCGGCCGATCCCGAATCGCTTGGAGTAGGTCGCGATCTGGACCGTCCCGGTCTTCTCACTGAAGGACGTCTCGGGCATCGGCTCGAGGTCCCTGGTCAACGCGAGGTCTCCGGCGTCCCCGAGCTTCGGGAAGGTCAGCGCCTTGAAGTCCGAAGCGCTGATAGTCTTCGCCAGAGGCCGCCAGGTGGACGGCGCTTCCGCCCATGCCTGCTGGAGATACTTGTTGGCCGTGTTGGCGAGGATCAGCGGGAAGTCGCTCGAGGTGTGCGACAGCGCACGGGTGGCGATGTCGTTGCGGTCCATGCCGCCGGCAGGAAGCCCACCGCGCCTCAGGCACTCGCGGGCCACGTCGATGAGCGAGAAGCACGGGATGTCCCTGGCGATGGCCGCCCGCTTCTCGTCACGCAGCGAGTTCGTGCGGAGGAGAACCCAGTCCTCGACCGCGCTCCGGAACTTGTCGCGGCTGTCTTCCACGAACTCCACGCGCCGCGCGGTGTCAAGCTTCGGCGCGAGCTTCGCCAGCACGTCGAGGCATGCGGCGCGGGCCTGCTCCGTGGTCGACCCCTGGTCGATCAGGTCCCAGGCCAGATCCTTCGTCTGCTCGTGGAGATCGCAGATCCCTCGGATCGAGGCAATGCGCTCGCGCTCGACCTTCGCCGCCCGCTTCTCGGCCACCACGGGGTCAGGTGCCGAGGCGCCCCCATCGGGCTTGGGCGGCTCGGTGGGCTCTTCGGCGAGCCTGAGGAGGAAGGCCTCGGCCTCCTCATCGGTAGCATCCGACTTGAGCCCGCGCTTCGTGAGTGCGGCCTTCGCTGTCTTAGTCATTGCTGACTCCTTTTCAAAGAGCTCGGGCTCGGTATTCCCTTGTCCCGAACGGTTGACGCCGACGGTCCCGTCCGCGGGAATCGGCGTGAGTGAAAATTCAATTGGCTTCCACGAGGTTGCCACGTACGCAGGCCCCGCGAACGACTGCCCGCGAGGACTCGTCCACGAGTCCCCTTGCTCCACCGTCTGCCACTGATTCACGCGAAAGCCGACAGAGATGCCTCGGAGGCTCCCGCCAATCACCTTCTGATAAATCGCCTCGGACTCCGGGTCGGAATCGAAAATGATCGTTGCTCGACCCTTCCGCCCCGCGGAGTCTATGTGCACATCCGCCGGCTTGCCCACGATCCGGTTGGGATCGTGATTGAAAAGCACCGATCCGATGCTCTCGAGCTGCGCCAGGTCGACGGCGCCCTCCTCGTGGAGGAGGACCTCGGGCGTACCGGCGAAGCGCACGTCGTCGGTCTGCGAAGAGAAGGAAACCTTGAAACTGCGATTCGTCGGATCAACGTCGCGTTGGTCGATACGAGCCGTTCGCGTGATCACACCAACCTGATGATCTGCACGACGGATGACCAACGAATCCGCTTTATTCAAAAACTCAAGCCATGCTGGAAGTCCAGTTCCGGCCATCGTGATGTTGTCAAGACGCTGTGGCATCGGCATCGCCTCCTTCCGGTGGCTCTAGCTTGTCCTTTGGCGAAACGTCGGGATCCTCTTCGGCTTCGTTCGACACGGGAGGTTCCGCCGGCGCCGCAACAACCTTCGGCTTCGTCTCGAAGATCGAAAGCTCCAGCTTGAACTCGTCCTTGGCCCAGTCGCGGAACTGCGCGATCTCGCGGAGAATCTTGTACGGGTCGCCCCCGCGCTTCGCGATGACCTCGAGCGGAGAACGCAACCCAGCCTGGATCGCGGTGACGTCTCCCTGGATATCCTTCGACGGGTCGATCCAGTCCCAGCCAGGACGCACGAAGTCCACGGCCTTGTGGCGGTCCGTAATGGGTCCCTTGATAAGCAGCGCACCAGAGAGAGCCGCGACCTGGAGGAAGCGCTCATAGACAGGCAGGTTGAATGAGCTATTGAGGAATTCCTGTTGAGGCTCCCAGTGCCTGCGATCCTGGTTTTCTCCCTGGCGCGCAGAGAGGTAGGTGACTTTGGTGAGATCACGCGCGACTAGTTCGTAGGCGACGTCGAGCCCGCGCGCGATCATGCGCAGCATCTGCGTGACAAACGGGTCGAATGCCGTCGAGGAGACCGACGGCCCTACGCCCTTGAGGTCTTCCCCGGGTCGCCCGTGGAAGATCATCCCGCCCTCGAGATACCCGACATCGTTGTTGGCCGCGTCCTTCGTATCGCTTGTGTCCCCAGTGCTCAGGAGATTCAGGCCCGTGGCGTTCTGGGTAAACATCAACGCGAAGGCACTCCGGGTCCTCGCGCCCGCAAGCTCGAAGTCGAGGTACTGCGCGAGCCCCTCGAAGGCCCCCGCCACCGTGAGGAACTTCGTGAGGCCCCGGACCTGGCCAGGCTCCAGATCCTCGTAGATGTGGATCATCTGATCCGCAGGCACGCGGACTGGGTCAAAGCGCATGACGACCGAGTCGCCTGGATGAGTCGGATAAACCCAGTATGCCAGCGGCACGCCGTCGGCATTCATCTCGACCCCCTGGATGATCCGGGTCCCGCCATCCTTGCCGGGGTCCTCCTTGTCGGAGAGCCGCTCGGAAGGGATCACCTCGAGGACCAGCGGAACAGGGCGCGTCTTGTCCTGGGTGACCGAGATCTGAACCAGGCACTCGCCCGCGACGAAAAGCTCCCTCTCCACCGATCGCTGGATCTCGTAGAACGACCGCTTCCCTGCCTTGTCGCACCTCTTCGCCCACCGAGCCCAAAGCGTGTCGATGGCGTCGTTTGTCTTCTCGTCCGGCGTCTGGAGCTTCTCGCGCACGACCTTGGCCTGCGGCTTGATCCCGCAGCCGATCAGGTTGGCGACAATCGAGTTCACGGTCCCGCGGCCGTAGGGGTTGCGGCGATAGAGATCACGCGCCTGAGCCCTCGTCGCCTCCAGGTCCTGGCGACCCTTCGTGTTCGGTCCGCCGCGCGGGGGGAGACGGCGCCCAGAGAGACGATCCGGCGGACCCGCGTCGAGCGCCCGCTTGAGCATGGCTATCTGGAGCCGCGCCGTCATGCGGCTTCTGGCCCAGGCCGGAGCCAGGGGAGTGAGCAGTCTATCCAGCGCCTCGCCAATCATTGTGGTCGTAACCTCGCGATGGAGACCCGACTGCCTCCCAGCTCCGCCAACGCCTTGTCGGCGTACTTCTCCTCGAGACGAAAGAGGACCTCGAGTTGAACGCTCTGGATCGACTGCCCATCGATCGAGTAACTCTCCACCGTGCCGCCATCAAGACGAGCCGTAATCGCTGCCTGAATCTTCGCGAGCGTGTCCGCGTAGAAGCCCATGCAGTATCTCTGAAAAATGCGGCCTGACCCGCCAGCCAGGCCGCCGGCAATAAAAAAAGGCCCCGCCGGCTTGGCGGAGCCTTAATCAGCTTCTATGAATGACACGCTGTCCCAGAACTGCAAACCTATTCCCCGGACACTAATGTCTTTTTATGTGCGAGGACATATGTGTCCTCAGGATATGGACTCCTGAGTCTCAAATCTACGATGGCATGCATGGCAAATACGAATCCTGCGACGGTTGCCATAGGTCTTTGCAACCTCGTTTTTGCCTATTTCTCCGCAGTATTTGCATGGGATACCGCGTACTTCGGGAGTCTTTGGCTTCGGTTCCTCGACGGTTGGGACGCTTTCGTGGCGGTTCAGCATCGCCTCGCCCTGGATCTCTGGAATCTCCATACGATTCTCGGGTCTTTTCACTTCTTCAACTCCTGAAAATGTTGGAGGTCATACGATAGAACCTCCTGGGTTTCTCTCGCTCAACCACTTGCGCAGGAACCGAGGCCTCGGCTCCACGAGCCGGAACAGGTGCTGCGAACCGCTCCCGCAAATTCAGAATGTCCGCACCAACAAGCGCATAGACCTCGCAGTCGAATAAGTGGTTTGCCGCTCCCTGTGGAATCAACTTCCACCGCATGAAAGGACGCCCTGTCAGCTTGTCCTGCTCCTGGACCCGCTGCTCGGCAACCATGTGCGCGTAGTACGCCTCCTCCACTCCACGGGGCAGGTGCCATGCATCGGGATCCCCATCGCGCACACGGATCAGCCGATGAAGCATATTCTTGTAGTGCGTCGTGTCAATCATCGAAAGCTTCCCCTGAGTCCCATCCGAGTGCGTGAAGGTACTCGTGGTATAGGACCGCAGCGGTCGCGCCGCACCCTTGACGGGGTTGAGCCCAGGAATCCACCTGCACCACTGGTAAATCTCATCCT